TTCTGTACGGAAAACCGAGGGAGAAACTTTTAAAATCTCTGCTGCCAATTCGGCAACTCTTCCGGTTTCAAAACGTTCAATGACAGTCGGATCAAGTTGGGCAAATGGAACGAGGAACTGAATCAGTTGTGAAATCGAAGCGAGTTCACCAGATCTCTGAGCAATTGCTACCGGATTGGAATACGAGATTTTGAACTCTGCCTGTTGCAAGGACTGTGGTGCTTCTGGGAGGGAACCATTGCGTAAGAGAATCGATACTGTTCTCAGGACCAGAGGTCCGAGCAGCTCGACTTCTTGGCGAGCGACAATGGGTCCAAGGATCGAAAGTCGGTCTCTCTGCCGTGCAGCAATCTCTGTTGCCGAAAACCGGAGGACATCCCCGTCTGCAGCAGTTGGTCCAGGGAGTTCCAGAAGATCAATGTAGAATGCTCGTTCAATCGCATTCCGGACCTGACCCATTTTTGCTTCATTGAGATCAATTCTCGCATTTGTAATCAACGGAGTGATTCGATCCTGTGGTCCAAGTCCGGCTCTGAAATAGTTCAATCCTCCTGGCTGGAGTCTTACGGGTCCGAGGAATCCATCGTCTGGCAGTAACATCGGGGGATCGACTACTTTTTGAAGTGCAATCAGACCGATTCGTTCCATCTCGTTGATCATTCGGACATCTGGCAATGCTTCGATTCCTGGTCCTCGTCCGTAGACTTCCATCGAATTCTTTTGCCATCGACTGACAATGTACGGTAACTCCTCAAAACCTCCTTCTCGGATTTCCTTCCTGGTTGCTGTTTCGATGTAGACGGATAAATACGGTTTCGACAGTTGTCCCTTGCCGGACTTGTTCCGAGGTTTGACACAATGAAGAATTTCAAAGCGTTCAAAGGGATTGTTGTCTGCTGCCTTTTTGATTTCATCAGATAGCGATTCTCCGAACTGACGATAGAGAGATCGTGCCGTGTCCCAGAAGGTCCGGTAGATGGCATCCACTCTGCCGAGTTTGTCTTCTGCGATGTAACAGTGTCCTAAGAAATAGGACCGGAAGACCGGACCAAAGGGAGGTTCATTGGAAACAAACAGGACTGCTGTCCCGAAAGCCATCAGATCCAGAAAGTATTCGTGGATCGAAGAATGGAAACTGCTCTGAGGAGAATTGAAAACAGCCATCGTTCTACGTGTGGTTTCTTCTAGCCACAACTGGACTTCTCTCTCTTTCATCAACTGCGGATCTTCGGTCTCCAATGAGAACCAGGGAACCGTATTGCTGGTCAACGTATTGTGAAGACCGGATGCTCCTCGGACCAAGGCACGGACTGCTGTGGATTCATAGATCCGATCTCTCCTCTGTTCTCCGGAAGCACGATACCGATTGGTAAAGTCTGCTCTACGAGGAATCATCAGTTCTGCAATATCCTGCCACTGGTTCTCCCAGTTGCCTCTATCGCTTTTCAGTGCCTCGTATTCTTCGAGAATGTTCATAATGCACTCGCATATCTTCTACGATTCAGCGGATCTTTTGCCCCAGTTAAAATCGTGTCTTCTCGTCCATATCTGTTCAACATCAGTCTTCTGATTCTGCGGAGTCTTTCCTCCTCCGTCAGTTTATCGGCCTTGGTGGTACTTGTTTCAATATCCGCAAAAGGATCATCGTTTCCTGTGAAACCCTTAGCATCCAGATTTGCCGATGGCATTGGAGTTGTTGTCGAAGAATATGTGTCTTCATCCTTGTCCAAGGACTGATCAAACTTCTGTGCAAAATCAATATTCCAATTGGCATAATCTTCTGGGATCTGCTCAATCCCCTTGACCTCTTTTGCTAAACTGGCTTCTAGTCCCTTGACCTCTTTGTCTACGGTTGCTTCGTATCCCTTGACTTCTGTCTGAATGGAAGACTCTAAGCCTTTGGTTTCTGTGGCAATTGATCCTTCTACCCCTTTGGTGATATTTGATGCTTCCTGTTCTAAAGCAGGGTTGCTTTGACCTCCGGTTAAATAGTCTCCTACAATAATTGCATTCGTTTGCGTGGCACTTGCAGCATCGATCAGTGCCTGTTGTCCTGCTCCTCCAGATTCAATCACCTGAGCTTGAACTGCTGATCCTGCATCAACTACTGCTTCTTGAACGGTAGCGGCATTGACCTTGGTTAAGTCCTGATCCAGATTCGGGGTAGGGATGTTGATACTCGGTGTGGAGATATTGATGCTTGGGCTACCCTTGCCACCGGAACTTCCTTGGTATGGGTTTGAATCCTGGCCTGCTACATTAATCGAAGGAGTGACCCCAGTTGCCGGTGTCCCTGTCTTTTCTTGTTCGAAACTTTTGATTGTATTGTAAATCCCCTCGTTATATTCACCTGTCGGTGTGGTCGCTAAATCCCGTAATTGTTGTTCCGTATAATTTTTGCTTGAATCGTAAGTCCTTCCATACCCAACAGGGAAATACTTCGTTGCCATTACGTTGCTCCTATAAAAAATTGTGAACCCACTTGCTGACCCCCTTGGCGTTTCAGAAATTTATTCACTCGTTCAAAATCAGACTCCGGCTTGCGGAAAGTTCCATAGAAAAACGGTAGTTTCACTGACTGTGCTACGGACTTTGCTACTTTGTAGAGTTCAAAGGCTGTTCTCGTTTTTCTGTGCTCCGGATGGACGTAGACATAGTATTCATAAAGAGCAACATCCTTGGTGTACCAGTGGCTTTCGACTCTAAGACCCATGTGTCCCAAGAGTTTTCCCTCTTCGGTCTTCTTCAGAACAATGTGGTGCTGAATACTGTCGGTTAGAAACGAAATACATTTCTCTTCATCCATCTTTCCGAAGGGAGCCATTTCGACATACATGTTCCGGAGATCTGCCATCAAGGCATCTACATCGGCTAGAGTGCATTTTTCAATCATCGGATGGCTGAAGGACTCCGGACGGTAGAAGTCAGAATGCTTTGCTGATAGTTTCTGCGAACTCCCTGTTTCCTCGGATCTCGTTCCACTTCAATCTGTTTCAATAAGGACGGAAGCATCTCGTTGATCTGGTCTAGCTCTGCGCCACTCTGTTGCATCGTGGTCTGGTACTGCTGAAGAGTCGGTTCGTATGCCTTGTAATTGGCCTGGAGACCCTCGTAGGTCGATAACAGTGCGTTGTAAGCATCCAGACGGGCCTGAGTCCTTTCCGCTTGAAAAGCATCGTAGGCACTCCGAACCTGGGGTTCAAAAGCAACTGCTTCATCGTAGGCACTTCGATACTGAGGATAGTCCTGCTGGTACGACTGCTGTGCCGAAAGTCCTTGTTGCCGGACTGTTTCAAAACGTTGTCTCAGTTCCTCCACACGGGAGACGGGGTTGTATCCTCTGGCCATGCTCTCCAATGGTTGAAAGGGTCAAAAGTGCGATCTGACAAAGATCCCTCGGCTACCTCTGCTCTGGGTCTCCAGGTCCGAACTGTTGCATACCGAAGAGATTGAACGGCATAACGGGTGGCGGACATCAGGTCATCATTCTTTCTGACAATCTTTCCGTCCTTGCGGTGATAGATTCTGTATTCCTTGTACCAATCCTGCAAATGATCGAAGACCTTCAACCGTCCTGTTTGAAACCTTGTGATCATTGCCATGATTCCTGGTTCGACAGCAATTCCGCCTTCCGGATTGTGAAAGTGGGAACCCAAGAAATTGACTCCGGCCCTGCGATACTGATCGGCTAAGGCGTGTCCACTGCCCTTGTCATGAATCGAACCGTCATGAGGCCAAGCTACCGGAATCCAGTTCCCTCGGAGTTTGATCGCTTCGGCATGCTGCAACATTGCTGCACCGGACTGACAGTAGCTGTCATAGAGATAAGCCGTGTCCGTGTCACGGTCCCAGGCTACCCAGATTGCTGCAGTCGGATGGTCGAAACCGAAGTCGATTCCACAGATCCTCGGCCAGTGTTCCGGAATTTCAAAGGCTCTGACTGAAAAGGATTCCTCTGCAATCGGAAAGACTTGTCCGCTTCCAAGTACCGGAATTCCCTTGGATCTCATTTGACGCTCATGCAACGGTAACGCTGAGAGAATCTCCTGTTTTACATCCTCAGATAGATGCGGAGCATCGTCCCAGGAAGCGGTCACCAGTTGCTGCGAAGGCTTTCGATCATTCAAAAAATTCTGAACTACTCCGGTAACTCCCCGTTCCGGTGTGAACGTCAGATAGACCGGACCTCCGTTCTTCAGTGATGCACGAAGTGATTGAGAGTAAATGTCCTGTGGTGGTTCCTCGTCCATCCAAACTACGTCTACGGCTACTCCCATCCAGGCAGAAGCACCACTGTCATATGATTTGAACTGGAGTCTGCTCTTTCCATTGACATGTTTGATCAGCACCATCCCGATGCCGTTGGGAACCCCAGGGTTTCTTTCTGTCGATAGAATCAATTCTCTCGGTATCGCTGCCGTTCCCTGTGCATCCGGATCTCCTGGGGTTCCGAGAAGTTCACACTGAACAATGTCTCTCGTTGCATAGTGACTCTGTCCTGCGGCCCAGGCTTGAATCGGTCTGTCGAACCTCCAGCCATCCCACCACTCCGGATACAGTCCCGTTAGATGATACGCCATCTCTGCTGCACCACAGAACGTTTTCCCGACCTTGTTTCCAGCCATCAGACAACGTTGCCGTGCCTGATTCCCAGAATCGTCCCTGCTCCGGTGAAACTCCGCCTGATACCGATACGGTTCGTAAGATAATAGCTTGTTGAACTTCTTGGCTTCCTCGTACTCCTTCCGGAGTTCCAGAGCCTCAACTACTATTTTTTCTTTTTCAAGCATTTACCGGCTGCTCTACATTTACTCGGTGAAGGACAGGTACTACAGACCTTGAAACTCTTCTTTTTCCCGTATTGGTTGGCCATCATTTCTTTTTGCTCCCTGGCATGACAGACCGTTCTGTGTATCCCATTTCCTTATTTGTCAGCAGTGTCGCTTTTCGTACAATCTCACGCCCTCTAGGACTGACAATACTGTATAAAGTGTCCGGCAAGTTTTTGGCGAATTTTTCAAAGTTTTTGTGATAACGATCTTCCCAAGCATCACGTTTTTGTTCTCTCGTCCTTTTGGGTCTGATTGGCATGACTATCTCCTTTTAGATTTGTTTCGTTTGGCAGTCTTTGCTGCTTGTTTAAACGCCTTGTCTGTAGGTGCTCCCTTCTCTCCTTTCTTCCTCATGGGCTTCCCAGATTTTCGTTTCTTGTGAATGTTGTGATAGAGTCCGTGCTTCGATCCCTTGTGCATCGTTGTTCCTTGTTGAATTAAGAACTTCTAACATCCCCACATCTTCCGACTCCAGTAGTTCGCTGAAGTCCGATCCGATTTTCCCTTGATTCCACCACTACGAGCACAGTAGCTTTTCTTCCGATCTGGCTGGTCCTTTTTAATCGACATCTTCGGATCTCCGAAACGGACCTTGATCACATTGCCTTTATCGTTCTTCACGTAGACTGCGAACTTCTTCTTTTCCTTCGGTGTCCGAAACGGTTTGTTCAGACTGACCTTTTTCCCCTGGTACGTTGCCACTCCAACATCTCCGATAACGTTCACAAAGAATTCGATAATTACAGTCATTACAAAATTTGAAGAGACGCACCTTACAATCCCTTGCTATTGTTTATCGGTTTGCCCATGGACCTCCAACAGATTCGCTCTGCCGAAAAGATGGCTCGACTACCGAGTGCGGACCGTGGTGTCCAACAAAGTCCATGAACGTTTACGTCTCTACAATCTCTGCATCCTCTATCGAGGACAGTCCGAGTAACTTCTCGGCTAACTCGTTGCCTAACTTCTTCCTCGCTTCCTCTTCAATCTCCTTCGGTGACCTCTTGATCACTTCCTGAGTGATGTGCGATTCGGTCTTCGGCTTGAACCCTG